CAAGAACTTTACCTCCAAGTCCAATTCACATATATCCCTATTAAATAGAAAAAAATAATAAAATGTCAGATATAAAAACTACATCAGAACTAACAGACGAAACAGATGCAAAGTATAACTATGCAAAATCACACATAGAATATATAAATGAATCTTTCGATGAAACTTTAAGTAAAAATATAGATGGGGAAGCTATAGTTTACCTTAAATTAAAGATAGACGAGCTTATCACTGAAGTAAATACATTAAAGAATCAATAATTTTATATTTATAACAAAACGCATTAAATGAAAGATCTATAAACAACCTAAAAACTGTGGCTAATAAAATAAAATCAAAATATACTTTTCCTAAGTCTACGGAGTTTACTCCTAGAGATCTTATAGTAGATGTAAAAAATGGTCATTTATATTATAAATCAAATTATGCCGTTTATAGAGTTAACTCAACTTTATTTTCTTCTAATGTAGATGTAACTGCAGATACTAGTATAGGTGAATCTTTAACCACAGAAGTATTATTTAATAATTCTAGTATTATAGATGGTTTAGCTAATTTTACAGTAACTGCTCTTACAGATGGATCGGGAAATGGTACAGTAAATATAGGAACAGTAAACATTGATGGGGGGTCTATAGATGGGACTCCTGTTGGAACTAATGCAACTTCAACAGGTACTTTTACTACATTAGGATCATCAGGTTTAGCTACTTTAGCTCAAGCTACAGTTTCAGACTTAACAGCAGCTAGAATAGTATACACGGGAACTGGGGGGAGATTAAAAGAAACCAGTAATCTTAGTTTTAATGATAGTACTAATACATTGACTGTTTCTAAAATAGGAGCATTCACAGCAGCAGGAGCAATAAATTTCTCAGATAAAAACATGACAAATGTTGACATTAATTCTGGAAATATTGATGATACTCAAATAGGAATCTCTACTCAAAGAAGAGCAAACTTTACAAGAGTACTACTAACTGATCAAAATGATGAAAAACACTTATCTACTAACACTGGTGATCTTTTTTTAACAAATTCAAATCAGGATTTTTCTTCTAATGCTTCAGGTGGAGCAATTCGAATAATACAAAATAGTAACAGTTATGCTCCTTTTGTACATGTGAAAGGAGGCTTATTTGTGATGGCTCATGCTAATAGTCCAGGTGCTATTAAAGCAACTCAAGATATTATAGCATATGCCTCAGATAAAAGATTAAAAGAAAACATAATAAATATAGAAAACCCCCTACAAAAAATTAAACAATTAAGAGGAGTATACTTTGATTGGAAAGATATGACTAAAGAATTAGGATTTGTCCCTCCAACAATGAAAAATGAAATAGGTATGATAGCTCAAGAAGTTGAAGCAGTAATACCTCAAGCAATAGACATTGCCCCTTTTGATGAATTATATGAAGGAACAGATCGTGAAAAATATAAAACCATTAAATATAATAGACTTATTCCTTTATTGGTTGAATGTATTAACGAACAACAAAAACAAATAGATAACCTAACAAACCAAATAGAACAATGGCAGAAATAGGTGCAGGAAATGGTATAGTTGTAAAAGGAGGTGGTGGTCCTGGGACTGGTGGTGGTACTATATACTTACTTAGACAAACAGGTCTTAGTGATATTGGTCCTGTATCTATAGGGGGTGAAGTCCAAAGTCTTACTGTTCAAAACACAGGAACAAGTCCTAACCAAACATCAATTGCTTTTGATGGGATTAAAGGAGCTTATAATGCTAACATTAGCCAACAATATATAAATTCAATTGTTTATAATCCCCCAGGAGGCTCTACTATTTTACCTTATGTATTATATGGTATGTCTAATTATACCCCATCACCTTTAACTGCGGGTATTAGTTTACATCAATTTTTAGATGAAAAAATAGGAAAAGGTGGTATACAGACCACTATGTCAGATAGAAGATCTACAGGTGTTGGTATTGGTGGTTTTATTAGTGTAGGATATGGACAAGGAGCATCACCTCAGCCACTTTTACAACAAGCAGGTCCAAGTTCGATAAGTGAAATAATGAACGCTGTACCTCACGATCCATTTATTGATATTGATGGAAATCAATCAGGAACAGGTAAAGGTTCAACTTCAATTGGAGTAATAATGGGAATGGTGGATATTGTACTACCAGGAAGTAATATTAATATTAAAGGCAGTGGATAAAACATTTAATTGAAATAATGAAAGAACTAAAAAACATAGTTATAAACGATAAAAATAATTAAAAATGCCAGATAAATTAGGAAATGATTTTGTACATTATACAGCAGATGGAATATTCTTTTATGATTCTTCTTCTATATTAACCCCTTCTACATCCCAATCATCTCTACCTCAAATAACACAAATAACGTGTTCTGCAGATTTCGGAAATAATATTGCCACTACAGGTTCATTAAGTGGTTATTTTGTACTTCCTTTAATGACAGGTAGCCCAGCCGCAACAAATCAAATTGAATCACAATTAAATGTAGTATATAACACTGGTTCTTTTTTCACAGTATCTGCTAGTAATGAAAGTTTTCATTATAATCCTACTAGTAGTACTGATATTATTAATTATAATTTATTTGTAGAAATAGAAAAAAATGATAGTTCTAATTTAGTAGCTTCTAAAACATATAGTGCCCTAACAGGTTCAATAATATATAGTGGAGTTATAGGTACAGATGGTAATGCAATGGGGTATAACTATATAAGTGCTAGTTTAACGGGATCCGCTATAACAATTTTTAATGTATTTAGTCAATCTATACATCCTGTTTTTATTTCCGCTTCTGGTTTTACTAGCAACATATTACAGTCAGGATCATATGGAAGTGGTTCTTTTGTTAATTATTTAGCACCACAAGGTACATTACTTCTTGAATCCTCATCGTTAGTTATAGCAAGAGATGCTGAGGACACTACTCAAAGTAGTTTTATATTTAGAGTACAATCTGGTTCTTTTGGGGGAACTGAACATAGAGATATCCTTTACATTTCTGCTTCAGAAGGTAAAATAGGATTAGGCACAACAGATCCTTTAACAGACGTTGACATTAGAGCAAATGAATTCCAAATTCAAAGAAAAACAGAACGAAAAGGTTTAAAAATTAATAATGAAGGTAACATTGAAAGTTTTAGTAGCGATGCTGCATCAGCAGCTACAGGTAGTGAATTTTTATTAAGATATTCTAGGGGAATTGAAATAACTCCTGCGTTTATGACTACTTTTGTAGATCTAGAAGGAGACGCTACAGGTTCTAATAATACTAACGCAGTAACCTTATTTGGTCAATTAAGACCCGATGTTCAAGCAAGAGCTTTGACTGCAGCTGAAGTAGGAGGAAAAATAAGACCCCCAGCTATAGGAGACACATTAGGATCAATTAGATGGATAGCAGAATCAGGATCAACAACTGGTTATAATAAAAGAACAACCGGTGAAACCGCAGTAGTAAAAGCAGTTGTAAGTGATGTAAACACCACAGGGGTTCAAGCAGACTTAGTTTTTAGTGTTGCGGGTAAAGGAGGAGCAGCAACACAAAAATTCTTAATAGATGCTGGTGGTTACCACCAAATAACAGGCTCATTAGAAATTTCAAATGATTTAGTTGTAAAAGACGACGCAAATATAACAGATGATCTAACAGTAGGAGGTGACATAACAGCAAATGGTAATATAATTGGTGATGGTGCAACACAACTTTCTGGATTAACACATATAACTGCCATAGGTAATATGGCATTTGGTAACCATGCATCAAACGATGACCATACAATAACAGGAAGAACAGAAATTGTAGGTAATATAACAGCCTCAGGTAATATAAGTGCAAGCCATGATTCAAAAATAACCGCCGGAACAGGCTCTTTTAGAAGATTACACCTCGGAGATACAACTGTATCTGCTTTATCTGCAGATCTTCATATCAGGAATGCAGGCTCAGTTAATGTTAACTTAGATTCATATGACCAAAATGGTAATCAAGTTATTAATTTTTTAAACAATCAAGAACCTGATTGGTCGATAGGTAATTACTTTAGTGATGGTGGTTTTCAAATAAAATCAGATCTTAAAGCATTTGCAATATTTGGAGCTAATGATGGTGATATTATTGAATTAAGTGGTAGTCTTAACGTTACAGGTTCTAATGGACATATAGTAGCCTCGGGTAATATAAGTGCAAGTGGTGTATTACAAGGAAACTACATAACAGCAAAAACACCAATAGTTCAATTATCTAGTCATAACACTTTTAGTTCAAACACATCAGGAACAGGAGATATAAATCAAGACGTAGGAAACGAACAACAATTATCATGGACAGTAACTGATTTCTCAGACACAGATTATTTTACAGTATCAGGTAGTTGGGGAATTGGTGTAAAACAAACAGGTAGATATAAATTATCAGCACACGCAAAAGTATATTCAACAGGAGGAGCAAGACCAGGTTGTGTTATGCAATTTTATACTGGTTCTTCTTTTGGGGCCGCTGCAGATTATATATTACCCCCAGAATACCATACATACCTAAGAGTACCTTCAGCAGCAGTAAACAAAGCAAATATAGATGCATTTAATTATATAGTACAATTGAATTCAGGAAGTTTTGTATCTACTGTGTGTGGAAATAAAGCAGACTATGGTGGAGGAGCAGTAGTAAGATTTTCAGGAAGTGCATCATACTTTAATATAGAATATTTAGGATAAAAATTATGGCAGATATACAAACAATACAAAGTGGGAGTTTACAATCACCCTCCAGAGAATATATAGAATATACAAAGACAACAGCAGAAACATCTGGTTTTGATGATGTATATGTTTTACGAACATTAATAGATAAAGTTAATGAACTTATTACAGAAATAAATATTCTTAAAAATCCTTAATGGTTTTTATTTCTTGCATATATGTATATCCGAAATTAATTAATAATAAAAGTTATGGCAATAAAAGAAAAATTACCTTCTCCTTCTGAAGTAGTAAAAACTATAGAAAATAATAAATCTGAAGAAACTCAAACTTTAGAAACAGTATTTGCAAAAGAAGAAATTGAAAAAATTCAAAAACTACAATCAGACTTAAATGCAACTCTATTCCAGTTTGGTCAACTTAAAGTTAATCAACTTAAATTAGAAACACAAGAAAAAATGCTTCAAGATCAATTAGTTGGTTTAGAAAAACAAGAAGCAGACATAGCTAAAGAACTGACAGATAAATACGGAAAAGGAAGTCTTGATATAGAAACAGGAAAATTTAGTCCTTCATTATAATTTTTTAAATTCTTTTTTATATTTATTGGTGATTAGGAATTAAACTTAATTGCCTATTTTGGGTTGGTTTGTAGTTTTTTTTCATATTTATATAGGAACAAACCCATGAATAAAAACATAATTTTAAAATAATATAAAAAGATGGCAGAAAATATAATTTCACCAGGTGTATTTACAAGAGAAAATGATCTTTCATTTTTACCTCAAGGAATAGGAGCAATAGGAGCAGCAATTATTGGGCCTACAGTAAAAGGACCAGCATTCGTACCAACAGTAGTAAATAGTTTTGCAGACTATGAAAGACGATTCGGACCGTTAAGTTCAGAAACATATGTTCCACAAACAGTTAGAGAATACTTAAAAAATGCAGGATCAGTTACAGTATGTAGAGTACTAGCAGGAGGAGGCTATACATATGCTAATGGTACTAATGAATTTATCGCAGTAGCAGCTTCAGGATCAGTAGGACAACCAAGTTTATTATTAGGAGCAATTTTCCCCTCTAAAGCAATATCAAAACCAGATTTAGGTTCAACTACTATTACAGGTAATACTGGAAATACAACTACTTTTACAGATGATTTTACTTTAACTTTAGCAGGTACTAATGTTACTTCAACAGCTATAGACGCTAATATAAGTCCATCTAGTAAAAAATATTTATTTAAACAATTAGGATACACACCTAATAATAGTAAAACATCTACCACTGCTTATGCAGGAACTCCTGGTTACACTTATGTTAATTTTAAAAACTTACAAACAAATATAGCAGCAGCAACTACTAAAGAAGCAGCAACAATTACTTTTGCTTTAGGTACAACTACAGCAATTAGAACTGGTAGTATTATGTCAACAGCAGCTGTAGGTAGAGCTATAGTATTATCTGATTCAGATGAAAATAGATACACACTTGCTTTTAGTAGTTCAAATGCATCTGTAGGCGCACCAGTCCATTCAACTACAACAGGATTAACAGGTTCATTTGTATCTGTAGATGTTTCAGCATTAGACACATTAGGTTCTGTATCACAATCTGTTTTAGCTTCTACTTTTGCAACAGCTGTTAATACGCTAGCTGCTTTTACAGCATCCTCAGCAGCAGGTGTTGTTACAATAACTGCTAATGAAGCAGGAACAGCAATAGACATAATAAATCAAAGTATGCCATCAGCTTCTGTTGCAGTAACAACTCAGGGAGCAGATGTAGCAGGATATTTAGGAATAGCTTCTGATAATGAAGTAGAAATTATCACCCAATCAGCTGGTATGACATTTAGTGGAGAAATTGGCCAAACAGAAGGATATGGATATGCTTCTACACCATTTATCCAATCACAAATAGCATTAGGAAGAAAATCATTATTTAAATTCCACACATTAGATCATGGTAAACATTTATGTCATGATTATAAAATTTCAATCGCTAATTTAAAAGAGTCAGGAGATATTGATGGTATTGAACAATATTCTCAATTCTCAGTTCTTTTAAGAAGATATAATGATCTTGATAAAAGTCCAGTAATTTTAGAACAATATAATAATGTAAATTTAGACCCAGATTCTTCACGTTATATTGCAAGAGTAATTGGAGACAGATACCCACAATATAATGATACATTAGGAAAAGTAGAATTACTTGGAAACTATCCAAATATTTCAAATTATATTAGAGTAGAAGTAGATGTAGCAGTAGATGAAAAAGCAACTTCTCCTAAATTATCACCAAAAGGATTCGCAGCAGTAAAAGATACTATAAATACAGCATCTTTAGCAGTAAATTGCTCTTTCCCTTCAGCTTCTTATGAAGGAACACAAGTAGTAGGAAATAATTATAATACTAAAGCATATTTAGGATTTAAATTTAAAGAAAAAGACTCAGATAACGAAAACTTCCTAAACCCATTACCTGATGGAGCAGTATCTAACGTAGCAGGAAATTTCAATGTTGAAAATTATTCGGGTCATGCAGATTCATCATTATGGACAGGTTCATTAAGTGCTTCAGTTGACTCAACAGGAGCAACAGGACCTACATCTAACCAACTTAAATTCTCAATACCTTTCCAAGGTGGAGATGATGGTATTAGACCAGATATTGTAAAACAAATTGGATCTAATATTAAAAATAATAACTTATATGGATTTGATTTAAGTTCAACATCAGCAGCAGGTTATGTAGGATATAAGAAAGCAATAGATATTCTCTCTAACCAAGATGAATATGACATTAATATGTTAGCTATGCCCGGTGTTATACATTCATTACACCCACTAGTTACAAATGCTGGTATTGATATGTGTGAAGAAAGAGGAGATGCATTTTTTGTAATGGATTTAAATGAAGTAGATGCTTCAGTAAACACCGCTGTAAGCAATGTAAGTGGTATAGACACCAACTACGCTGCAGTTTATTATCCATGGGTTAAAGTACTTGATACTGCCGCTAATAAGCCAGTATTAGTACCACCATCAGTAATAGTACCAGGAGCTATAGCAGCTTCAGATAGAATTGGAGCTGAATGGTTTGCACCTGCGGGTTTAAATAGAGGTATTTTAGGAAATGTATTAGAAGCTAAAATAAGATTAAACCAAGCTGAAAGAGATGTTTTATACGATTCTAAAATTAATCCAATAGCAACATTCCCAGCAACTGGGGTTTGTATTTGGGGTCAGAAAACATTACAAGAAAGACCAACAGCTTTAGATAGAATTAATGTTAGAAGATTACTAATCACAGTTAAGAAATTTATTGCAAGTTCTTCTAAATATTTAGTATTTGAACAAAATACAACAGCAACAAGAAATAGATTCTTAAATATTGTTAATCCATATTTAGAATCAATTCAACAAAGACAAGGATTATACGCATTTAGAGTACAAATGGATGAAAGTAATAATACCCCAGATGTAGTTGATAGAAACCAATTAGTAGGTGGTATTTATTTACAACCAACTAAAACAGCTGAATTTATAATCTTAGACTTTAATATATTACCAACAGGAGCAACATTCCCTGCATAAAAAGTAAAAAAGTATTATATTTATAATAGAACAATAAAAACAAAATAAAAAGATGGCAATATTAGATACAAACGAAATGATGTTCACAGCATTTGAACCTAAATTACAAAATAGGTTTATAATGTACATCGATGGAATCCCAGCATTCCTAGTTAAAAAAGTAGGACGACCAAATATTCAATTTGGAGACGTAACACTTGACCACATTAATGTGAAAAGAAAATTAAAAGGAAAAGCTGATTGGCAAGATATTACTTGTGATCTTTATGATCCAGTAACACCATCAGGTGCACAAGCTGTAATGGAATGGGTTCGTTTGTCTCATGAATCAGTTACAGGTAGAGATGGTTATTCTGATTTCTATAAAAAAGACATTAGATTTAACGCATTAGGACCTGTAGGTGATGTTGTTGAAGAGTGGATTTTAAAAGGAGCTTATTGTAAACAAGCAAATTTTGGAGATGCAGATTGGACTTCAGAAACTCCAATGAACATTAATCTTACTATTAGAATGGATTACGCCATCTTAAATTACTAAAAGTTAACTTATATAAAAGAAAAGCGCCTAATTTGGCGCTTTTTTTGTTTCTCTATATATGTATATCTGAACTAGTTTTAATAATTAAATAACGTTATGAAAGAAACAAAACACCAATTTCCAACAGAGGAAGTTACATTACCATCAAAGGGTTTATTATACCCAAAAGAATCACCCCTTTCAAAAGGAGTCGTCGAAATTAAATATATGACGGCTAAAGAAGAGGACATTCTAACAAATCAAAATTATATACAAAAAGGAACAGTAATTGACAAATTATTAAAATCACTTATTGTAACACCTATTGATTATAATGATTTACTAACAGGAGACAAAAATGCTATTCTTATTGCTGCTCGTATTTTAGGGTACGGTAAAGATTATGACTTTAAATATCAAGACGAAGATGCAAGTGTTGATCTTAGTGAATTAGAAGACAAGGAATTAGATGAAAGTTTAATTGTAGAAGGTAAAAATGAATTTGATTTTACATTACCATTTTCTAAAAAATCAATTACATTTAAACTTTTAACCCAAGCAGATGATACTAAAATTCAAAATGAGTTAAAAGGTCTTAAAAAAATTAACAAAAATTCTAATCCAGAAAATACAACACGTTTAAAACATACAATTTTGTCTGTTGATGGTGATATTACACCAAAAACAATTAGAGAATTTGTAGACAATTCATTGTTAGCAAGAGATGCAAGAGAGTTAAGAAAATATATAACTCATGTGTCTCCTGATGTGGATCTAAATGTAAGTTTAACTTTAGGGGATGGAGAAGTAATAGAAGATATTACTTTGCCCATCGGTGTTAACTTTTTTTGGCCTGACGTCGAATTATAGAAGTATTATATTCCAACAGATCCATGATCTAGTGTATCACGGTAAAGGCGGCTTTTTACACTCTGAGGTTTATAATATGCCCATATGGATGAGAAGATTCCATATACAAAAAATAAATAAGTTTTTAGAAAAACAAAATGAAGAAGTAAGAAAACAACAAGGAAATGAAGAAATGGGAGATGACAAACAAGTTCATGGACCCAATATTTCACCTTCTTCAACATTTAATTTTTAAGTAGAGGCATCGTATGATGCCTTTATTTTTTTCATATTTATATATGAATAACCTACAACATGGCAGACAATAAAAACGAAAACATAGATAAGGAAAACGAAGAAAAAAGCAAAAAAGCTTTTGGTCCTGATAAAGCTTCATTAAAAGCTCAACAAGAGTATTTTGATAAGGCAGTAGACTTAAATGATCAACTTAAATTTCAAGTTAGTAACCTCAATCAAATAACAGCAATTGATAGGGAACAAGTAAAACTTTCTAATCAATTAGTACAAACTGCCAAAAAGTTAAAAGGAGAATATTTAGACCAAAAAGATTTAAGTAAAGAAGTTAAGAAAATTGGAGCCTCAAAGGTTGCTCAACAAAAGGTACAAAATAATTTAAGCAAACAATTTACTGACACAGAAAAAAAACAAATGCTGTTTGCTATGAATAAAGAAACAGGCATTAAAAACCAGAAAAATGAATTAGCACAAATTATAGCTCAAGATGCTAAAGGTTTAGCAATTGATGAAAAACGAAAAGGAGAATTAGAAAAACGAATTTCTAGTCAGCAGAAAGGTTTAGCTACTAGTATGAAAAACTTTAGTGCTGAGGAAAAAGCTTATATAATAGGTGAGAAAAACCTAAAATTAACTAAAGAAATGGAAGCTGCATTAAAAGCAGAAGAAGTAAAACTTGGTGAAATTAATAATGCTATGGGCTTGTCTGGACAAGGTCTTAAAACCATAAATAAATTATTTGGGGGAGCCCTTGGAAACACAGATAAAATACTAGACAGTAGTAAAAAAGAACTAAAAGTTCTTCAAAAACAAGGAAAATTAAGGAAGGGAATGGGTGGTAAATTACAAGGTTTATCTATTATAGCTAAAAATGTAGGTAAATCATTTATGGCCAATCTTTATGACCCTTTAACTTACATAAAAATAGCATTAGATTATTCAGCTCAAATTAATAAGTTTCAAAAGTCAATGGGCCTATCTTACCTCCAAGCAGCAAGTTTAAAAGGTGAAATGACCGAAATAGCAGCTGCAAGTGGTAATATGGCTATTAACTCTAAAAAGGTATCAGAAACCTTTAGTGCACTTAACCAACAATTTGGCACTGCATCTACAACCCTAGCTACGATGTTCCCTGAAGTAGTTGAAGAAGCAACTAAGTTACAACACCTAATGGGCCTTTCTGCTAAATCAACAGCCGAATTTGCAAAAATGGCTATAGTATCTGGTAAACCATTAAAAGATATTAAAGAAGATACTATTGGAGCGGTTAAAGCGGCAGAAGCAGAAACAGGAGCTAGGTTAAACATTAAAGAAGTAATGGAAGCTACTGGTCAAGTAACGGGCCAAATTAAAGCCCAATTAGCTGCAAATCCAGAAGCAATAGCAAAAGCAGTAGCAGTTGCTAAACAATTTGGGATGGAATTAAAAGACATAGAAGCTACTTCTAAATCATTACTCCAATTTGAATCTTCTATAGAAGCAGAATTAAAAGCAGAATTATTAACAGGTAAACAACTTAATTTAGAAAAAGCAAGATTAGCAGCATTAACTGGTGATTATGAAACATTAGCTAGAGAAATTAATGAACAAGTAGGTACTTTTGCAGATTTTTCTCAAATGAATGTTTTACAACAAGATGCATTAGCAAAATCTTTAGGTATGACTTCAGATGGATTATCTGAGCAGTTATTAAAAAAGGCTAATTTAGTAGAATTAGCCCAAGAAGCAAGAGCAGAAGGAAATGAAGAATTAGCACTCCAACTAGAAGCCCGAAGTGCTTCAGAAAAATTCCAAGATGTTGTAACTAAAATATCAGGAGTATTTTCTGACTTAGTAGGAGGACCATTAGCAGGGTTTATAGATTTATTAGGAAGTGCTTTAAGTATAGTAGGGTATATCCTTCAACCAATAGGATATATAGCAGGTGCTGTAGCTAAAGTTGCTTCTTTTGATTTTAAAAACATGACCGTTCTACAAGGAATAGTCGGAACTATAGCAACTGTTTTAATGGGTATAAAAGCTACATCAATGGCTATTAATGCATATAGAACAATAGCTCACGGTATAGAAGTAAGAATTCGACTTGCAAAAATAAGACAAGCAAGTGAAACAAAGAGTATGACAATAATGGATAAAGCATTATTATTAATGACAGGTAAAAGAGCAGTAGGTGAAAATGTAGTTAATCAAGGTAAAAGAAGAGGAAATACATTAGGACTTGGAGGAATGTTAAGACAAGCAGGACAGTTTGTACTTAAAATGTTCACTGCAATGCCCTTTCCCCTTAATTTAGCTGTGGGAGCACTAGGTGCAGGAATAGCAGCAGGACTAATAGGTAAATTTAGTAAAGGAGATGATGTTATGTCACCTGGATATGGAAAAAGAGTATTATCTACCCCAGAAGGATCAATAGCATTAAATAATAGAGACACAGTTATAGCAGGAACTGATTTAACGCAAGGAGATGATGTAATAAGTGGACCCCCAGGATCTGTATCAACTGCCCCCGCTATAGATTATAAGGAAATGGCGGCTGCTATGTCAACTGTACAAGTTAATTCACAAATGAATTATGATCCATATGCTGCACGTAGTTCTCAAGGTGGTGTGTTTTATTCAAATCAAGCTGAACAAAATAAAATACCTTAATATGTATAATAAAATAATATAATTATGGGATTAAAAAATAAAAATTCACTATTTGATTTAGTAGCAGGAAATAATCCTGTTGAAGATATGACTAGTCAAATAGGACCTACTTCTCAACTCCCTACTGATATAGCATCTCAAGTGCATGTAGATAGTTTACAAGTAGTACCTGGAGGAGTTCAAAGTTCACCTTATCAAGATTTAGATGGACAGCAAGGTCCTCAGTTTCAACAACCAACAGATATAGCATCTCAAACCCACATAAATAGCTTACAAGTAGTACCTGGTGGAGTTCAAAATTCACCACATCAAGATCTAAACGGTTTACCTGATCCTAATTTTAATACTTTAAATGGAACTAGTGATTCTCCATTCCAAAGCCCAACGGGAGATCATATGATAGACTTACTTACACAAAACACAGTAAGCACAAATACAGGTCAAACTTATATACCAGCACCAAATAGTTCACCTTTTCAAGATTTAGATGGTAATCAAGGACCACAATTCCAACTACCTACAGCCCAAGCATCTCAAGCGCATATAGATAGTTTACAACAAGTACCAGGTTTTTCTGAAAATTCTCCATACCAAGACTTAGATGGTAATTTAGGACCACAATTTCAACTACAAACAGCACAAGCATCTCAAAAACATATAGACTCATTAACCCAGCAATCTAGTTATCAACACGGTGATTCAGTTGAAGTTGTAGGTCCTTCACTTCAAGATATGAATGGTAATCCGGGTCCTACTTTTGATTTAGGAGATACTTCAACTCTACAACAAGACTCATTGTTATCAGTTCCACAACCCCCTTCTAATTCACCTTATCAAGATTTAGATGGTAATCCGGGTCCTGCCTTTGATTTAGGAGATACTTCAACCTTACAGCAAGATTCATTATTATCAGTACCACAACCCCCCTCTAATTCACCTTATCAAGATTTAGATGGTTCTAATGGTCCTAGTTTTATGAATACTAACCAAATCCAATCTCAGTTAACAAGTTTAGAGGATATATATACTAGTACAATTAATCCAGGAGCAAGTTATGGTGCAGGACAACCAGGTGGAGCTTATCCCCACACAAACCCATCAACTTTAGATTTAAATGGTAATCCTGGACAATTATTTGATAGGGGGGTATCTTCTACTTTAAAACAAGATTTATTAGCAAATGTATATCAAAGTGGTATAAATCCAGGAGCAAGTTATGGAGCAGGACAACCAGGAGGTACTTGGCCGTCTGTAAATCCTTCACCTTTATCCTCAACTCCCTTTGCTGATTTAAACGGTAATATACCTTCACAATATTTAAATAATTTACCAGGATAATAAAACATGGCTTTAAGATTATTACTTACAAATTTAGAGGGGGGAGGATTAAATCTCTATCCTAACCATAATACTCCATCTACTTCAGGAGGTTTTAATTATGGTGGATCTACTTCTATATTTGATAATAAACTATTTAGACAAAAATCTTTTAAATTTGGTCAAGGAACTACATTTGATAGACCTAATGGGGGTTTTAGTAGTGAACCTTTTGTAACAAGTCCTACAATAGATTTATTATCAGGAAATCCTGGTTTAGAAACAACAATAAATACATTTACTGATGGTTTTATAAGAGGTGGTGCTATAACACATGCTGAAAGATTAATTACAGATGGGGAAAGAATAGGAAGATTTTTAATTTCACCTAAAGGTTTAGCGTTTATTACTAAACAAGTAGGACTACAATTAACTAATCCTAAAGTAAGTAGGCCAGGTAGGGGTATTTCTAAAGCAAATCAAAGAACTTATAATTTAGGTATAAATACTTTAGCATCAGTAGCGTCAGCAGGAACTGGACTTTATGTTAAAAGAGAAGGATTAACACCTTTAGCACATGCGGGGTATGCTCAAGCTAAACAATTATTTGAAGATAATGATAATAATAGATTAATAAATTTATTTGAAGATCATATAGAACAACAAACAACTGTAGAAGGTCTACCAGAAAAGGAAAGAAGTAGATTAGGTCAATTCTTTTATAATATAGGACAAGGTCTTAAAAAAGCTAAAAAATTTGTATTAGGGGGTAGTGATGGTGAAACATTATATGCTTATAATGGTGGACCTGGGTCGTTATTTGGTATAGGAAGAACAAGAATAAAAAAATACGCTCCTTATGTTACAGATGTAGGAGAAAATGGAATACCAAGAGGTTCTTTTACTACAGGTTATTTTGATGGAAGTAGATTTTCACCAATTGCTTTAGGTTTATCTTCTGGTGTGTCAAATGTATTTGTAGCTAATTTTAGAGAACTTAATGGAGTTAATGTAGATTTATTCCCTGAATTACATGAATCACTTCAAGAAGCATTCATAGCAGGAGGTTTTGGAGAACAAGCTTCTGGAAAGGGTGGAAATCCATTAGCTGCTAGTAAAAATGATATAAGAGATTCAAAAACTGTTGTAGGTAAAAATGCAGATAGTGTAGAATTAGGATTTAGATATTCAAATTCTAATCATAATTTTTTACCAGGGGGTAAATTTATAATAAACCAGGAAAATCTTCAAGAGGATTCTGATTTTGAAACAGCTAATCAATACTTACTTAAACCTAGTAAATTTATATTAAGTAATAAAATACTTAATACATTTAAAACTTTTGATTTTGATGGTTTACTTAGTATATATAATAATAGAAAATACTATGGTTTACTCTATGATGATGGTGAAGATTATAGTATCCGCTATCCAGAATACCAATATGATCCAGAAGCTAAAGAAAAACTTAGTTTAGAGAATTCAAAAACTATTGGAAACCAATACCATAGAGTATTTTCTACTAGAAGAATAGGAGTAGGAGGAGAAATGTCAGAAGAAAGATCAACTGATCAACCTTTCTTACCCGGGGGAGGATACACTAATTATATTGATTCTGTTAATTTTATATCTGAAATAGAAAGAGACCCATCATTATCTCATTTTTCTAGACACAGTAGCTATTCCTTAAAAAGAACAGAATCTCATGTAGAAAGTTACAAAACCCTTTTTGGTGGGGAATTACCTGATCCTCTTACTGTATTAACAACAGATTTAGACACAGCTAATGGTCAATATAACCCAGAAGACATATTACTTTCTGCTCCCAAATCAATAATATTTGGAGAAGCAAGATCAATAAAAGGATTAAAAGATGGAATGCCAGGATATAGTTTATTACTTAAAAATTTAGGATATAATCCTCTTACATTTCAATCAAACAAGGAAATAAATATAGGAGGTAATATCATACAGGAAGCAGGAAAAGAAGCTTTAGTTCCATGGATAAATTCATATGGGGTATATGAGGGCAAAAGAGGTAATGTAGCTTTGTTTCAAAAATATAAAGATCCATTTGGGGATGAATCAACTACTGAATTTTTTGAAGACAGTGCAGGATTTATACGTTTTAAGTCAGCTGAATATGATAAAGATTTAGAAACTTTAAATCTTGAACCTGATAATGGTAATTCTTTTAACCCTAAAACCTATTTTTCTAGTAATCCTAATTATAAATTATCTCTTACAAGTATTCAAGATTTTCGAAAGATAAAAAAAGATGTATTAGGAGATGATTATATACAACCTTTTACAGATTATCAACAACAAACTAATCATGGTAGAAGATTTTATAGAGAAGATCGTGTAGGTACAGGTACTCCAGGTAAAAAAATAGATGGAGTTAAAGGTAAAAATATATTGGGAGAAGACACAGAATCCTATGACATTTTTGATGAAGCAACAATAGATAAAATAAACGCACTTGATATATTTAAAAATGATGATTCTTCATTTGAACAAGCAAATCAAAGAGATTTAATAAGATTCAGAATAGAAGCCTTAGATGGAGATGATCCCTCTAAATCAGAAGTAATGACTTTTAGAGCATTTTTAGATGGGTTTGGGGATAATTACACGGGTACATGGAATGGATTTAAATACAATGGTAGAGCAGAGAATTTTTACACTTATAGTGGTTTTGATAGAAAAATAAATTTTGCGTTTAAAATAGCAGCCCAATCAAGACACGAAATGATACCATTATATAGAAAATTAAATTATTTAGTATCACAAACAGCCCCAGATTATAAAAATACAAGAATGAGAGGTAATTTTTGTAGACTAACTATTGGTTCTATGATAGATAGAACACCTGGGTTTTTTACATCTATAAATTTAAAATGGCAAAAAGATTATCCTTGGGATATATCATTAAATCACTTAGAAAATGGTGAAGATAAAGATGGAGCACAAGTAATGCCTCATATTATGGATGTTACTTGTCAATTTACACCAATCCATAACTTTATACCTAAAAAATCAATTACAGATTCACCTTTTATTTTATCTCATCATAATAATAGAACATTAAGCCCTAAACAAAAATGGTATAAATATGGTTCAGCTGAATCATCTAAAAAAGCATTTTTACAACATAAATCAGATTTATAATCATGGATAGAATACTTAAATTAGCTATAAAAGGACAAAATAATAAAAGATATTATAGACACATACATTACCCCGAAATTCCTTTAACTAGAGGAGATATTTATATTATAACAAGTGAGGGAGATAGATTAGATCTACTAGCTAATCAGTATTATAAAGATACCTCTTTATGGTGGGTAATAACATGTGCAAATCCAGGTGTGGTTTCTAGAGATTCTTTTTATATAAAACCAGGAACCCAAATACGAATTCCTAATTCAATAATGGATATTAAGAAAAAGTATGAAGAATTAAATTTTTAAGTTATGTCTATTTTTAAAGAAAGTTTTAGAAATTTTATAAAACAACAAATTAAAATCAGAGAAACTATTATTTCTAAAGGCAATAATAATGATTCTAGATTTGATACACATACTGTTGACTTAAGTAAAGAAGGAGGAAAAAATATAACACTTCCTGGTGGAGCTTTTTTTACTAACACAGTAAGCAGACAATGTGTTATTAGAATGTCTTCGGGATGTGATCTAACAGATTTTGGAGCTATAGACATTCATGAAGGACGTCCTTATGAAAAAGCAAGCCATATAAAAGGAAGTGGTTTAGCTCGAAGATATGTTCTACAAGGAGGAACTTTAGCTATCGATAGAGAAACCATAGAACGTAGTGACGTCACAGAAAATTCTACTGAAGTAAATAATAATGTAGATAAAGGAACTTCATTTGAAACAGGTGTCACAACATCAACAAGAACTCGAAACGAAAAATATAAATTTAAATTAGGAAATAGAAGTGGATTTAGAGGTGCTTCTCCAAACGATTTCGGTACAGCTTATGGTGATCCTACTATTAGAGCTAACCCAGGAGAAGATTATGGATCAGTACCTATGCCAGGTATTAAAACAGCTAATATTAGAACAAAATCAGCTTATGGTTCTTTAAGAGAAGCTAAAGTTGAATTTACATGTTATAATCAACGTCAATTAGAAGCTTTAGAATTACTTTATATGAGACCTGGTATCCCTATTTTATTAGAATGGGGTTGGTCTCCTTATATTAATAATAAAGGAAAAAGAGTTTTAGATTTTCCTTTTATAGGAGAATGGTGGATTAGTGAAATGTCTATGGATACTATTAATAGAAAAATAATAGAAGAAAAGGTAAAGTCAGGTGGAAATTATGACGCTATATCAGGAATGTGTAAAAACTTTTCTTATAAAGCAAGAACTGATGGGGGGTATGATTGCACAACAGAAATAATAGCGGCAGGAGAAATAATTGAAACTTTAAAAGGAAACTCAATAACAATAGGTCTTAAAGGAAGTGAAGAAACTAAAACATTATCAGGAGAAGGCCTCGCAGCAGCAGAACATGATATATTATACTTAGGATTATTTGATATGATGCAATATTCATATGCAACTGATAGAACGACAGATGCAGGAGGAGATAAAAGAAGTAATTTTTCAATGAATTTTTATCAATCATTTGGTCCCAGTTTTTGGGACTCAGGAACAGATATTGAGAATAAATTAGATAGGATAAAGTCATTAGCTACAGGAAAATTATATGCTCCTAGTCCTACTAATAAAATAGGAAATTATTTTGGGTTAGATTATAATGAACATGACGAAGAGGACGCAGATGTATTAAAAACTTTTATCCTTACTGAAGATAGTTTTTTTAAAGATGAAGGAGAATATTACATAAATTCACCTTACATAAGGTGGGATGCTTTTTGTACTTTTTTAAACAGATTTGTTATAAATACAGATGGATTAGGAAACCCATTAGTTACTTTTTCTACAAATACTGTAGTTGCAGAAGATGAAGAAAAACCTCAAGTATCCCCCTTATTAATGTCAAGAATAAATGTTGAAGGAATACCTCTTCATAAAAAACCTGGAAAAGTACTTACCTCAATTGCTGCAGATATTGCCCCACCCGGTGCACTAAACAACTTTACAGCACATTTTCCCTTAGGAAGTGTTTTAAATAGTTCTGTAGATCCTAGTATATGTTTGTTTCCCGAACAACTTAGTTTATCTAAAAATGGTAAATTTAATACTGTAATGTACTATGGGGCAATGCTAGCAGGATTTGGTATTGGAGCTGTAGCAAGTGGGGGAACAGCAGCAGGGGCGGGAATGGTAGTAGGAGCTGAATTATATAAATCATGGGCGGGTAGAACTGATATGCGATCTAATAATAGAAACATTAGAAATATAGGTCATATTTATATAAATTTACATAGACTTCTTTATATCTATAAAGAACAAAGATTTAATAGTGAGGGAGAATTAAATGATGATTTTAATTTATATGATTTTATTAAAAAATTATGGGATGATATATCAGCAGCTTCAGGAAATAAATATAAATTTATAATACATAATGACACAGAAAGACCAAGTGTGTTAAGAATTATAGATGCTAACTTTCAAAAAGATGATGAATTAACACCTGATAAAATCCATGAATTAAAAATACAAAGTAATGACACTATTTGTAGAGATTTTTCATACAATTCAATAATTCCTAATGAATTATCTGCTACTATAGGTGTTGCTATGCAAAATCCAGACAGCATACAAGATATAGATGGAGCTACTTTTGCTGCTATGGCTAGAGGTATACAAAGTAGATTTCATGTTGCATCAAAAAAGGAAAAACAAAAACCATCTAAAGATGAAAAACAAGCTTCAGCTGATGCCTATAATAAATTATCACAAGATACTATAGATTTATTTGAGGGATTAGCTCAATATACTGCTAATACTATGAGTGGTGATAATCAAAAAGTAGATGAAGAAAGTGGAGAAATTGAAGGTCAAGAAGAAATATCACAAGCAAGAGTAGATCTAAAATCATTTTATAATAAAATAAATAAAATTGAAACACTTCATTTCTCTGATGGTATATACCCTAATGGAGTAGAATATCATAAAGGTTATAAAATACAAGTACAAAATGCACCTCCCGTTTCTTCAGTAATACCTTTAAAATTTAATGCTAAAATGGATGGTATAGGAGGAATAACAATAGGAAATGTATTTAAAGTAGATCCTACAAGATTACCTAAAGCCTATAAAGCATCAGACATAGCCTTTGTTTGTATGGGAGAACAACAAGAAATAACTGCAGGACAAGATTGGGTAACAAACATACATGGACAATTAGTACTTTTACCTAAAGAAAAAGGGGTAGGGGGAGGAGAAATGAAAAATAAAAAGGGGAGTGCTCATGGGGGAGATGGAACAGGAACAAAAAATGGTGGAGGAACACTTGGAAATACTGATGTAGTATCAGATACAGATGTTGATTCAGATTCTAATAATGAAATAATAAGTAATAATGCTGTATCTAATCCTGCAGATATATTAGATAGTATTGACAACAATGAATTAGAAACAGAACAAGAAATTTACGAAAGAGAAATTGATGCAGAAATGGAAAGACAAGCAGAAGAACAATCTGTAAATGAAGAAGAAGCACAAGCTAAAGAAGAAAGAGTACTTGAAAAATACCCACAATGGAAAAAACAATTAGCTTTATATGTAGCAAGTTATAGAAGAGCTAGAGTATTTGGAACTACTGGAGGAAGATGGGAGAATGGACCTAATTTTCTTAATGGTATTGTTTTTCTTGATCCAGCAAATAACACAATAGATGTTGCCTGGGCATTTTTCCAAAATGCTGTAAAATATGCAAAAAATATAAGAATTCTTGCAAAGGGTATTGAGAATGAATTATTAGCTAAATTAAAAAAAGATTTACCTAAAGGATTTGAAACAATAGATCCAGTAGGGGGAGAAACAGCATATGAAATATCAGGTGGTTATGTTATTAACCCAAATATTGAAAATAGACAGCTGGTTAGTAGCGCAGAAGAAATACATGCAGAACCACTAAAACCTAAAAACGAGGGGGCATACAACCCAACAATGAAGGAGATTTATAGCACAGTTAATGCAGCTTGTTCAAGGGCCTTTAAAGATGCAATAACTCCTTTATCACTTCGAGACTCGTATTTGCAAAAAACCTATTCAAAATATCAAGATGAAAATAATAATAATTGGGATTCAAGCCAAGTAAATACAACTTCAGGAAATTACGTTGCTTATTATGAACTAGGTCAATGGGGTACAGAAAGAAAAGATATAGAATTATATAATAAAAGAAATAAATAATTAAAATGCAATATTTTCCTAAATCATCTATTAATATATTAGAAGCTTCTAAGGGAGAACTAATATATAAAGACAGTAAAAAATCTTATACTGGTATGTATATTGAAACTAATAAAGGAAAATTTTACGCAGGAAGTAGTTATTTAAATTTAGGTCCTGAATTAGTAAAACCAGAAAGTTCTGAACTAAATTTTGGTATTTCAAAAGCAGCACGAAAGTATACTTACTTAAAAAACCCTCAATATAATAAATTAAAAAAATATAAAACAATAGTTCCTTCTAAAGGTCTTCCTAGTGAAATAGATTATGAAAATGGGTATTTTGTAAGATTTTTTGTTCAAAGAGTAAATGATGAAAAAGAATTATATGAAATTTCTCAACAAACATATGATGATTTTGATAAACAAATTTATGATGAAAAATTATTTCAAAGAGGATCATTAATATGGGTTTTAGAAGGTAGCATAAGAAAAATAAATAAATTAACCTTAGAAAATTTAGTCTCTAGATTTCCTTATATTCAACTTTTATTTTCTTTATTAAATGAATTTGAATCTATAAATAACTCAGATAAATTATTTACTCAAGGAGGAGAATTATATTATGAAAATGGTAGAGAGTACACAGGATTATATCACATACATAAAGGTATCCCTATGGTAGGAGAAACACACACAGAAGAATCCCATGCTACCTTAATATTTGCTAAAGATCTTCAAACACCTAATGAATTAAAGGGTTTTAAAGATTTTAATTATGAAGACTTTTTAAAAGAGAAAAAGGCAAAAGAAAGAAAAAAGTTTAAAAAGAAAAGAACACAAACAGTAAGTAATATTAATAGAAATATAGGCCGTCCATCATCTCCTAGTAGAGGGGGTGGTTATTAGATAAAGCTTTATTACATTGATAAGGTATGTTCTATCTTATCGAAACCCCAAATCAACTAAAACAACTAGAATCAAATTTATCTTCTAGTTTAACACGCTATCTTGAATTTATTCAGGGTAATGACAACACACACCCTGCGTTAGCAGAAATAATAGCTATATATCTTGAAGTTGATGGTGAAGATTTTATTATACCATTAAACCACACAGAATGTATAAATTGGGATAAAGATGCTATATTGAGTGTGTTAGCAAATTATGAGTTTTGTGTTTTAGATAAGAAAAGCAGCTTACACGCGGCCCCACACATCCCTTATACGGATATACAACATACAATACCTTTATTAGACCAACATACAACCCAAGCACACTCATGGTATTACCGAAAATTCCCACATACTAAAGTGAATAAAATGATACCAATTGGAAAACACCTAGAACGCTGTAAATTAAAAACACACAGTATATTCCAAGAGTATCGCGGGGAAACTAACAAGTACTTTGACAAAATATTATTGCCTGTCTTACATGAGTTAGAGAAGAATAGCTTAAAATTCAATGACAAGTTTGACGACTATTTTACACTAAAAAATAAAAAATTCTCCATAAAAGAAAATCATATATACGGATGGTATAACCCATACACTACAACCGGAAGACCTGTAAATAACTTTAACGGATTAAATTTTGTTGGATTAAAACACGACAATGGAGAACGTGATTGTTTCGAACCAGACAATGACTTTTTTGTAGAAATGGATTATGATGGGTATCATCCCCGCCTAATAGGCGATATAGTCGATTATCAATTTGAAGGCAACGTACACAACACACTTGCGGAAATTTATTTTAAATCCAAGAAAATAACTCCACAACAATATAAGGAAAGTAAAACACTTACATTCAAACAAATATATGGAGGTATAGATAAGGCGAACTTACATCATCCTTTCTTTAAGAAAACTCAAGATTTTATAAATATTATTTGGGAAGAATTTAATAAGGAAGGAGAAATCAAATGTGGTAGTTATACTATAAGTAAAAAAGACCACCCTAAAATCCATTCTCAAAAATTATTTAACTATTACATACAGGCAACCGAAACAGAAACCAACATTCGTAAGATAAAAATCATACAAGATTATTTAAAGACAAAACATACAAAATTAGTTCTTTACATATACGATGCGTTCGTTTTTGACGTGTCTAAACAAGATGGAAAACAAACATTAATTGATTTACAAAACATACTTAGTGACAAATTCCCCGTGAAATTAAAGGTGGGGAAACATTACGGGGCTTTACAGTAAATTCATATTTATACTCGGAAAAATTCCGGTTATTTATGAACAATCGATTATACTGTACTTTTACAACAGTAGATGCATATGAAGAAGTAGCTAATACTATTCAAACATCCTATGTAATTCTCTTTAATAAACTTTTTGTGTTAGAAAGTTTGGATGGGGAAAAAATTATGCTTACATATAATGTAGACATAAATAATTCAACAAGGGATTCTATGGTAGACAATACTATTTTAGTGCATAGAAAAAAACAAACAAACACTTTATACACAATTAACGCACTTAATGAATTGATAAAGAGTTTAAATAATGGGGTTATAGATAAATCATTCGCTGTAAATTGGAATGATTATAGAAATTGTATTTTATTAATACAAACAGAGGGTTTTAATCGTATAGACACGAAAATAAAAGAAATCATAAATCTTTAGTAGAAAAATTTGGTTTAGCCAAAAATGCTTCATACATTACATGAAGTAATAAGATAACATTCACATTTAATTAACAAAAACAATAACATGGATTTAAATGAAATCAAGAACCGTTTAGCAAAGCTAAACAACAAAGGGGGAGGTGGCTCTAGCGACTTCAAAAACAATTTTTGGAGACCACCAGTAGGAGAAAAATCAGTAGTAAGAATAGTACCTTACACACACAACAAAGACTTTCCATTTTCGGAATTATACTTTTACTTCGGTATTGGTAAACCAAGAATGATTGCTCTTTCTAACTTTAGCGAGTCAGATCCAATTATGGAATTTGCAACTACGTTAAAAAAATCAGGCGACAAAGAAAACGCTGAATTAGCTAAAAAATTATGGCCAAAACTTAGAGTTTTTGCTCCAGTATTAGTAAGAGGAGAAGAAGACAAAGGAGTTAGGTTTTATGAATTTGGAAAAATGGTTTATCAAGAACTATTAGGTGTTATGGCTGACGAAGATTATGGTGATAT